ACTTACAATCAATCGGTCGTGGGTTGCGTTTAAAAGATGGCAAAACTGAATGTAAGTTGTTTGATATATCTGATGATTTGCATTGGAAGTCTTGGAAGAACCACACATTGAATCATGCAGCAGAGCGTTACAAAACTTATGCTGAAGAACAATTTGAAATTAAACTTGTAGAGGTATACCTTTGAACGAAGAACACTTTATACTTGTTAAACTAATATCTGGTGAACAAGTAATGGCAATTCTCGAGCAAGAGACAGGGACAGACATTGATATTGTTTTCCCAATGCTAATTAGACTCTTCCCACAATTCGATGGTAATGGTTCAAGAGAACATGTTACTGCAACGCCATTCTCACATTTCGCTGATGATGCGCATCTAACTATTAACAAGAATAGTATTATCTTTGTTAAAAATCTAAACCCTGCAATGGTTCCACATTATCTACGTTTAGTAGCACAGGAAAATGATAGGGTGTTTTTGAATCAAGATAAGCAAGAAAAGACCAAGCTAACTTGGGGCGACACTGCTGCAGGGAACAAACAGATAAATGATAAATTAAAGAAGTTGGCTGAAGCCATCGCTGGCGATTCTACTGAGGAAGAAATCAAAGTTCTTATCGAAGGAAACGATACAGTACATTAAACTCATTTCATCAAACCCAACACTGTTATTTTACATGTGTGTCAAATTTATGTCAAGTATAATTACGCTTGCAAAAATGCAAAGAAACTGATGAAATTTATTTGACATTTTTGCTCGTTTGTAGTATACTTATTGAATCGAGTGTGAAAAGGAAACGTAGTGGCAAATTATATCAATAACGCTGAATTCTTAGCAGCTATCAAAGAATACAAATTAAAAATAAAAGAAGCTGAGGAAGCAGGGTTTCCCAAACCACAGATTCCAAATTACTTAGGTGAGTGCATCTTAAAAATTGCAAACCATCTTTCATACAAACCCAACTTTATTAATTATAGTTACAAAGATGATATGATCCTCGATGGTATCGAGAACTGTATCAATTACTTTGACAACTTTGATCCCGATAAAAGTAGCAACCCATTTGCTTACTTCACTCAAATTATTTACTATGCATTCTTGCGAAGAATCTCCAAAGAAAAGAAACACTCGTATATCAAAAACAAACTAATTCAAGATATGCATTTTGATTCGTTTGATATACAAGAACATGATGAAGATGGACAGTATCATAATGCTTACATAGATTTTATGCAACAGAATAGTACATTCGATGATTCCTTTATTGCTAAAAAGAAATTAAAAGTTAAAAAGAAAAAATCTAATTTAGATGATTTTATTGAAAGTGATGATGTCGAACCCCCTTCAAGACTTTATTAAACAAATGCAGATTAGTCGCACATTTAGCGACTTAGCATCTCCAGTACGTAGAAGAAAAAAAAGCAAAGTCTCTAAAAGAACTTTGAAGCATTATACATGGGATGCTTCAGACAACATGTTAAATTTACCAAAATTGATGAAACCAAAAATGATTGATAACACGATTAACGCAAACCCCAATAGCCACGAATTATATCAGCAAGATATGCCACAACAAGATCAAAAGATTTTTCTTGGCGTATCTGATATTGATGACTTAATTACAGCTGAACTTCTTAAGCGTCGTTTCGATGCTAATCAGAAAACTGTTCATCGTGAAACTACAGTTCTTTGTAATCGTGAACAGTGGGCAGAATGGGCAGAAGCAAGATTCCCCGATGACCTTTACATGCAAGGTAATTCTTCAAATGGTGTAATCATTGAATCAAGCACAAACAACTTTAGTAAATTTGATGTCAATTCAAACTCAACTACTGTTCGTGCATTCGGTGATAAAGTTTACGCTGATTGTATGATTACTTTAATCGAAGCAAGTTTTGATGTGGTAACTTCTCATATCGAATGGGTTTATGGTTCTGATGGTAACTCTGTTAATGTTCCTCTCAATCGTGATCGTTTACCTGTTGATGAGATGTACCCATTCCTTAATGGTGAATTGTTAAACGATTACTATGAACGCTATATGGCATCTTCAGCAAATATTCTTTTGTTGATTGGTCCACCAGGAACTGGTAAGACTTCTTTTATCCGTGGTCTACTTGCACATACAAACTCCTCAGCTATTGTTTCATATGACTCAGCTATTCTTGAGAAAGATGGTTTCTTTGCTCGCTTCATTGAGAGTGATGACAACGTGATGGTTCTTGAAGACAGTGATGCATTCTTGAAGTCACGTAGCGATGGCAACACAATGATGCATCGTTTCCTAAACGTGGGTGATGGTCTTGTTACAACTAAAGGTAAGAAGATGATTTTCTCCACAAACCTTCCATCTATCCGTGACGTTGACTCAGCGTTAACTCGACCAGGAAGATGTTTTGATATTCTTACATTCAACCCATTGACTCAAGAACAAGCAGAGAAACTTGCCAAGAAACTTGGAGCAAATATTGGTGACCAGAAAGAATGGTCTGTTGCTGAGATTTTCAATAAACAAACTCACCGACCAAACGAACGAAAGGTTGGATTCATATGATTCGTGTACGAGTAATTCTGGCTGAAGGGCAAATGCTAGAAGGTGAATTTGAAGACTTTGATGCTCTTACCTTTTGGATTTTGAAGCAGTCTATTAATATTAGAACCATGGAGATTGATGTTGAAAATAGCGATAATAACCGACCAGCATTTTGGTGCGAGGAATGATAGTCAAGCATTCTTAGACTTTCAAGAAAAATTTTATGATAATATTTTCTTTCCTACTTTGGACAATAATAACATTGAATGTGTTCTTGTCCTTGGTGATACTTTTGACAGACGAAAGTATGTAAACTTCTACGCACTTGATCGTGCAAAGACTATGTTCTTCAATAAACTTGAAGAGCGTGGCATAACTGTTCATATGCTGGCAGGGAATCACGATACTTATTTTAAAAATACCAACGAAGTAAACTCTCCTGACTTATTGCTGAGAGAGTATAATAACATAAATGTTATTGATAGCCCAACGAATATAACCATATCTGATACTGAGATATGTATGATGCCTTGGATCTGTCCCGATAATTATGAAGACAGTATTAAAACAATGGCAGACTCTCAAGCTGAAATATGCATGGGGCACTTTGAGATAGCAGGGTTTGCAATGCACCGAGGAATGGAAAGTCATGAAGGATTGGGCAAGAACCTGTTTGAAAAATTTGATATGGTTTTTAGTGGGCATTACCATCATCGTAGCAGTGATAATCATATCTTTTATTTGGGCAATCCCTACGAACTCACATGGCAGGACTATAACGATCCCAGAGGATTCCACTTGTTCGATCTTGACACAAGAGGACTTGAGTTTATTCAAAATAATTATACAATGTTCAAAAGGATCGAATACAACGACAAAGAAGTCGAGCCAATCAATCTAGATGAACTTGAATTAAAAGATACATTTGTAAAGTTAGTTGTTGTCAATAAAACTGACTATTATAAATTTGACAAATTTACACAAAAGCTGTATAATAAAGGTTGTCATGAAATCAAAATTATTGAAGACATGTCAGAGTTTGAAGATGGTGAGATCGGTGAAGAAATTAATCTTGAAGATACTATGAATGTTTTGTCAAATTATGTTGACTCTATTGAAACAGATGTTGATAAAGAAAAGGTGAAGACCTTTATGAAATCTCTTTATACGGAAGCAATTAACTTAGAGGTGGAATAATGCAACAACTACAGATCCAATATTTCTTTCCATTAACAGAACAGGTTCCACTTGATTTAGATTTTAAACCTTGCGAAGAACACGCTAAAAAGTTACAAGAAGAACGATGGAAAAATTCTGTAACCATTACTACTGGTATGGGATTACTGGTTGGTAATGGTGGTACTACTTGGGCTACGATATCAAATAATAATCTTGGTAACCCATCCTTTACTATCAACGTGGATCAAACCCCAATTACTATTGTGTCTAAGAAGAAACCCAACTTTATAAAACAGTTCATTTATAAGTCGTTGGGTATGAAATGGAAGAGTGAATGATCGTATTTAAAAGTATAGAGTGGAAGAACTTTCTGTCCACTGGAAACTCAGCAAATAAAGTATTACTAAACAAATCAGCAACTACTTTAATCATTGGTAAAAATGGTGAGGGTAAAAGCACAATCTTAGATGCATTGTGCTTTTCATTGTTTGGAAAACCATTCCGTAGTATCAATAAGAATCAGTTGATTAACAGTATCAATCAAAAGAATTGTTTAACTACTTTAGAGTTTTCTATAGGTTCGAAAGACTATAAAATAGTACGTGGAATAAAGCCGAATATATTTGAAATTTGGTTAGATGGTATTATGCTTAATCAAGATGCAGCATCTCGTGATCATCAAAAGGTTCTTGAACAACAAATCCTTCGATTAAACTACAAGACTTTTACGCAGGTAGTTATCCTCGGCTCAGCTTCCTTTGTACCTTTCATGCAGTTATCAACTAACCAACGTAGAGATGTTATTGAAGATATTCTTGATATTAGAATTTTCTCTACAATGAATCAACTCTTGAAGGAACATGCACAAGGGACTAAAGATGAAATTACCAGAATCGAATCTCAAATCAGTCAGGCTAAGACTCAAGTCGAAGCGCAAAATACAATCATCAAAGCAATTACCGAAGCAAAGACAACTGCAATCGAAAACATCTTATCAAAAGTTTCTGCTAACACTAATGAAATTCTACAGGCAGAGAGCGAGATCGAATCTATCCTTTCGCAGATCAATACTCTTAAAGCAAGCATCGATGACAAAGACACTATATCTGAAGACATTGACAAAGCCAAGTCCCTCAAGTCCAAGTTGCTCCAGAAGATCGAAACTTGCGAGCACCACACAGAGTTTTTTAGCGAACACGATGTTTGTCCATCGTGTAACCAAGATATCGCAGAGGAATACAAAGAGAACATTATCAAAGATCTTAATTCGAAAATGTTGGATAACAACTCAAAGATTGAAGAACTCGAATCCGTACTCACAAATCTCAATGCGTCGCTATCGCAAATTAACAAAGTGGTTGGGCAAATTACCGACAAGAATATTGAGTTATCTACAAGGAACTCTACTGTCACCTTACTCAACAAACAAATCCGTGAACTTGAAGCTGAGACCAAAAGGGTTGAATCTGACACAACTAACATCGATGAAGAGAAGACTAAGTTAAAATCCTTGGCAGAAAATGCTTTACAGAAATTAACTGATAAAGCTGAACTTCATAAAACAAAACAGTTGGAAGAAGTTGCTGCAGTTCTTTTAAAAGATACAGGAATCAAAACTGCTATTATCAAAGAGTATCTTCCTGCAATGAATAAGTTGATCAACAAGTATCTTAATGCAATGGATACTTACATTCACTTTGAACTTGATGAAGCATTCAATGAGAAGATTCGTTCTCGTTTCCGTGATGAGTTTACCTACGCAAGTTTCTCTGAAGGTGAGAAGATGCGTATTGACCTTGCAATTCTTTTCACTTGGCGATCTATTGCAAAGATGAAGAACTCTGTCAATACTAATCTACTTTTACTTGATGAGATTTTTGATTCATCACTAGACACTGCTGGAACTGATTACTTCCTTAGTCTGATGAATACCTTGGGTGATAAATCCAACATCTTTGTTATCTCACACAAAGGCGACCAGCTGTTTGACAAATTCAGGTCGGTTGTAAAATTCGAGAAGAGAAACGACTTCTCGGTAATCATTTAATAGCCAAAGTGATACGAACCCTCCTAAAACGATAATCTGTTGTTTTTAGGGGGTTTTTCTCCATTAAAATCAACGAGTTACAAACCCCTTCAGACTGTAGGGTTACTAAAAATAGTTCTTTACAATAATTCACTTTTCAGGCATAATTCTATTATGATACTGAGAAAGGTTTTAATTATGAATGAATTTATGACGTTTGCTGATGGGGTTTATGATTGTCTTGCTGATTTGAAAGCTGGTCCACTTTTAGCTGGTGGTCCTACTGAAACCCCCACTCCCCCAACTCTTAATTATATTGTGAGTGAATTTCGCTCTCGTCTCGGGTGTTCTGATGAATACCTTGCTGGCTACTTGTCTGTTGCTTTTAGTTTAGGTCGCTAATTATGTGGGCTGACTTTAGTGACTTTGAGTTAGCAACGCTGGCTCACCAATACGGTATTGAAGATTCTCTAATCTGGTGTGGTGACTTTTCGTTGTATAATCGCAACGAAATTGAGAGTCTGTTGACTCAAATCGAGTACGATGATGCTTTTTTACTTGACAATAAATCAGAACCAGCGTATAATTGAGTCTTGAGAATAGGAAATATATAATGAAAATGAACTTACGAACTAATGCAGTCGATCTGTCAGCCAAGTTGCTGGCTACCGAAAACCTTAGTGTGCGTCGTGCAAGAACACGTACCGCATCCTTTGATATCAAATCCCGTGTTCTAACCATTCCTATGTGGAAAGAAATGACTCCTGAAATTGAGGGGATGTTGGTTGGTCACGAAGTGGGTCATGCTTTGTATACTGGTGATGAGTATACAGTTCCTATCCGAGAAAATCCAAAAATGATGTCGTACCTCAACGTGCTTGAGGATGTGCGTATCGAGAAACTCCTTAAACGTAAATATCCTGGTATCCGTAAAACGATGCTCGAGGGTTATCGTCAACTTAATGAACGTGACTTCTTTGGTGTTGCAAACTCACACCTAAGAACCATGAACCTAATTGATCGTATCAATTTATATTTCAAAGCAGGATTTTCTTGTGGTGTAACATTCACCTCTGAAGAAAAACCCTTTGTTGTCCGTGCTGAGAAAACTGAACTTATTGAAGACGTAATTCAGTTGGCTCATGATATCTACGGATACTCAATGGAGCAAGCACGTAAACGTATTGAGATGATGGGTGATGAAGAAGAAATAGAAGATGAAGTTGACGAAAACGATCCTGACGACAATTATGAATACGAAGATTCTGATGACCTAGATGATGAAGATGACGATGGTGATTTTGATGATCGCACTGAAGACGAGAAAGCTGAAGATCAAAACAGTGACATCGAAAATGGTAAGCCACCTAGTTCTGGACCAAAACAAAATCCTGAAGAAAAGAAACAAGAACAAATTGACAAAGAGTTGGAATCAATAACAGACAAGACTCTTGAAGAAAACCTTGCGCAACTTGCCGATGATTCTACTGAGTACATGTATCATACTCTTGATTCAAGATTTATGATTGATCCTATTGTTCCTTACAAAACAATTTTATCTGACGTAGCTGAGAATTATGCACGTTGCGAACTTCCAGTTAAACCGATTGATTCATTTAACAGTGACGCAAGTCGTATTGTGAGTTATCTCAATAAAGAATTTGAGATGAAGAAGTCTGCCACGATGTATAAACGTGCCACCACTTCAAAGATCGGTTCTTTGGACATGAAGAAAGTTTGGTCTTACAAGTTAAATAATGACTTGTTCAAACGAGTTACATCTTTCCCACAAGGCAAGAATCACGGCATGGTTATGCTTGTTGATTGGTCAGGTTCAATGGACATGTCTTTGGAAGATACCGTAAAACAGTTTATTACTTTGGCTATGTTCTGCCGTCGTGCTCAAATTCCTTATCGTGTATTTTTGTTTAGCAGCCAATATGATATCGGATTGACTACAATGGATATGCGTGAAAAGATGAATTTGCGTTATAGGGAATTGGCTGATACTAGTACGCTGAATAACTGTATGACTAACATGGCTTTGTTGGAAGTATTTCATGATAAAATGACTAACATGGAATTCAATAATATGTGCAAGTATTTAATTGATATTAACATGTTTAGGCATTCCAAGCATGGTGAGTACCACACTGGTGGGACACCACTCAATGAAGCACTATCATATATGGTTGAGTTTATTCCAAAATTCAAGAAGCAATATAACATTGAAAAAATGTCCTTTATTACTTTAACTGATGGCGAGGGTGGCGCATTATATCCAACGGCTAATTATGGTATGGATGATACAAGACGTGAAGACTGTTCTACTCCTGAAGCACCTTATGCGTCACGTAGGATTAATGTGAAACACTTTCTCCAAGATCCTATTACAAAGAAAGCGTATCCTATTCAACGCAATGGCTCTGTGCAAACTAATGCTATTTTGCAAATGATTAAAGATCGTTATCAAGTAAACACTGTTGGGTTTTATATTGTGCCAAATACACGTCGTTACTTATCCAGTGCAGTTAGATCAAATCTGCCATTATTTACAGGTAGCGATTATGCTATGATTGAAGAATGGCGTAAAGAGTTTCGTGCAAATGGTTTTGCATCTGTCAAGAATGCTGGTCGTGATGACTTGTTTATTATACCGCAGAATCGTATGACTATTGCAGACGAAGAATTGGAGATCGCTCAGAAGCAAACTGCAAAACAGATTGCAAAGACGTTTACCAAGCATATGACTGGAAAGAAGACCAGCCGAGTCCTCCTAAACCAGTTCATAGGGATCGTTGCGTAATTGCAACGACTTGAAGAAAGTGCTTTACAATAATTCAGCTTTAGGGTATAATAGTTATTGTAGAGTGGTGATTCGTTATTTTTATTATGAAGAAAGTGAGATTTTAGATGGCTAAGATTACAGAAGAACAGAAACAGGTTTTTGAAGGTAAACTCTTTACGATGTTTCCAGATGCAAAAACTAAAGGTGAAGTAACACGTGCGCAGTTGCTTGAGGTACGTGAGAAACATAAAATTGATTATCACCCATTGTGGTTGATGAAGACACCTATCGGTCGTGGTTTATACGCACTCGATGGTGGCAAGGCTCAAACCCAAACAGTAGGAAATACTGTTCGTAAAGTAGAACAGAAACAAATGGAATCATTCACAGTAGACTATTCAAATACAAAATCATTGATCCCTCAGAAAGATCCTAACTTTGTTCCATTTGGTAACTACACCGATCTAGACAGCATTATCAAAGCAGGTATTTTTTATCCTGCGTATGTCAGTGGACCGACAGGTAATGGCAAGTCTACTATGATTGAACAGATTTTTGCCAAACACAAACGTCCACTAATTCGTGTTAACCTTAACATGATGACTGACGAAGAACAACTTATCGGCTCCAAAACATTGGCAGATGGTAACGTAGAAATTATTGAAGGACCAGTTCTTATCGCTATGCGCACTGGCTGTGGTTTATTGCTTGACGAGATCGATGCTGGTGCTGCAAATACTTTACTGTGCTTGCAACCAATTCTTGAGGGTAAACCTTATTACTTCAAACTCAAGAACGAAGTTATTATTCCCAAAGAAGGATTCAATATCTTTGCAACTGCAAACACTAAAGGTAAGGGTAGCGATGATGGTCGTTACATTGGTACCAACGTGCTTAACGAAGCATTCTTGGAGCGATTCGCTGTTACGTTTGAACAGGATTATCCTAGTGCTAAGATTGAGAATAAGATTATTCAGAACCTAATGCAAACATACAACTGTTTAAATGTTGAGTTTGCAGATAACCTTGTAAAGTGGGCTGAAGCAATTCGTCGCACCTTCGAGGATGGTGGTGTGGACGAGACGATTACAACACGTCGTATGATCCATATCGTTCGGGCATTTGCAATCTTCAAGGAAGAGAAGAAAGCTGTGGAACTTTGCTGCAATCGTTTCGACATTGCAACTAAGACTGCATTCTTAGACCTCTTTGAGAAAGTCTGCAATCCTGCTCCTGAAGTTGTTGTAGCTGAGGAACCACCTATTGCAAACCCTGCAACAGATGAAGTTCCATTTTAATTTGACATTTAACCAAAACTGTAGTATAATACTATTATTGACTTGAAAGAGAAACTTATTATGAAAACCCAAAACACTGTAACATTGAAAGCATTTGCTGATTTATCCAAAGCCCAGAAAGCATTCTGTGTCCGTATCCTCGATGTATGCCCTGAGTATGCATCTGAAGCGAACTTGACTTGGAAGCAACTGTTGGCTGGATACTTTATGTTGAAAGAACAACGTAGCACTACTAATGAGAAACTTGGTTTCCCAATGTGGCTACAGAAAACTCAGATCGTTGGACGTGGCACATATCAAATGCCATGGCCATCGGCAGAAGAACTTGCTGTGTATCATGCACAGAAGTCCACTCCTGTCGTAAAAGTTGCTAAGGTTAAACAACCTAAAGCAAAAGTATCGGCTCGTCTGCAAAAGATTGTTGATCAATCCCCTGTGCATGACGCTGATGTGGAAGACTTTAATGCCATCTTGAAAGAGAACGGTATTACTGTCTGACTTTGTGGGAGGATGGCTTTGCCATCGCTATCCTCCCTTTTTTAATGATGGTATATTATGGAGTTATTACAACATGTCTAAACAAGACCTTCTATTGAAGCACCTACAAGCTGGTAAAGCATTTACCGCAAAGCAGATCTCTGCATCTTTTGGTATTGCACAACCTGCAAGCACCATCCGTAACTTGCGTGAGCAAGGCTACTGTGTTTACTCAAACACCACAACTTTGTCTACTGGCAAGGTTGCAACTAAGTATCGCATCGGCAAACCTAGCAAGCGTATGCTAGCTATCGCTTACAGCGTTGCTGGTACTGACGTATTTGTACGTGCTTAATTGAGTTCACATCTAGATATTCTTAGCAGTATCCAGATGTTTTTTTATTATGGAGAAACACGATGCCAATTAGTGGAACTAAAGGTGATGGATTTATTTCCAAAGACGACATTAAAAAGTCCCAAACAGCTACGACTGGTGGGCGAAAATTTGATGGTAACAAACTTCAATATGGTTTGTTACCTCCACTTGCTTTAAAAGCAACTGTGGAAATTCTAACATTTGGTGCGGAGAAATACGAACCAGATAATTGGAAGTTTGTTCCTGACTCAAAACGTAGATACTTTGACGCAATGCAAAGACATCTTTGGGCATGGAAAGAGGGAGAGCAAAACGATCCCGAAACTAGAAAGAACCATTTGGCGCATGCAATGTGCTGCTTAATGTTTCTTTACGAACACGATGTATACTATTCTGTTGAGAAAAATAAATTTGACAAATAGAGTGTTTTTAGGTATAATAAAGAATACATAGTAGAGTGATTAAGGAGAAGTATATGGATAAAATTTATGTTGTTTGTCCCCTCGATGGCGACTCTCGCCAAAAAGATTGTAGTTTAGTTGAGCATTTCAAAGAAAACGGCACGATGAATGAGTGTCAATATCAAGCTGAGTGCCGTGATCTAAGAACCCATGTTAATAATGAAGAAGGAATTTTAAATGAAATTAAGTAAAGAAACAGTAGCAGTAATTAAGAACTTTGCTGGTATTAACAGCAATCTACTTTTGAAGACTGGCAATAAACTTGCCACGATCTCTGGTCAAAAGAACGTAATGGCTGATGCTACAGTGGCAGAAACATTCCCCGACTTTGGTATCTATGACCTCAATGAGTTTCTCGGTGCGATGTCTGTATTTGAAGATCCTGATTTGGAATTCAGTGAGAAGTTTGTAACAATCAAATCTGGCGGACGTAGTATTAAATATTTTGCTGCAGCTGCAGAAGTATTGACTGCTCCATCCAAGGCGATCACATTCCCTGAAGCAGAAGTGAACTTCAGCATTACTGGAGAACAGTTGGACTTCATTCGTAAGACAGCTGGAGTATTGAGTAGCGAAGACGTATCTATTGTTGGTAATGGTTCTTCAATCGTTGTTAAGGTAGGTAATAAATCTAACGCAACATCAAATACTTTTGATGAGTCAGTTGGAACAACTGATAAGAACTTCAAAGTTAATTTGAAAGTAGAGAACCTAAAGATGCTTCCAGGTGATTATGCTGTAAGTATTTCTAGCAAAAAGATCTCTCGCTTTAAAGGTAATGGCGATTTGGTTTACTACGTAGCAGTTGAAGCAGATTCTACATTTGAATGAAAAGAATTGATTGTTTCGTAACCCCATTCTGGGTTTTTGAAGATCTGCCGATTGATAATTCTAAACTGGTAGAACACGCACAACAATTACGTATTAAAGATCCTGAATCGAGAAACCCAGAAAGCTATCAGGATATTCTGAATGTTAAATGGAAGAGTTATGATCTTGGTCCCAAAGATTTTTTGGCTGTACCTGAGTTAAACAAACTTATTAATATAGTTAATGATAGTGTCAATGAATGTTTCTTAGAATTAAATGCTCGTGAAACTACAAAAATTGAACTATCAGATGCTTGGTATAATATTTATGATGTTAG